CATGCATCTAATTGCTCGTTATCTCCTATTATATTCATCAACTTACTTGCATTGGATTGAATAGATTTTAACTGTGCTTTTGCCATTGTAGATTCGTCGTCTGATTGTTTCCAATCATCTTCGTTTAATTCTTTTGCAAATTGAGAAGGATCTGTCGGCTCTTGCATTGCTGCCATATTATCATATTCAGCATCTGTAGGTTCTCCCACATACTTTTTCATTGCATCACCTAGTTTATCTTCTAACTCAGGAGTAGGTAGAGAAACAGTATTACCTTGTGTTATCACGAAGTCTACTAGCTCTAATGGTTCGTTTCCTAAGTCTAATATGATAGCAGTACCTTGTGGGTTTAGGTCAAATTTAAAAGTATCTACTCCTTTTTCATTTCCATATTCAACGTGGATATTAAATCTATCAACTCCTATTCCTGTAAGTCTTAGTTTTGAGATTTCATCTCCTTGAGCTCTAAGAACTTTTACAAGAGATTTAGCTACTGCTTTTCCTACAGCTGCTGATTCTTGAGCAGTATATTTTCGTACTTCTTCTTTTATTCTCTTACCATCTGCAGTATCAATTTTTGCAATATCCTGATTATCTTTCAAACCTGTAAGTTCATCGTCTTTTTTATATTCGATCGTCTTCTTTTCTCCTCTAGCTGTTTGGATAAATGCTGTCTTTTCTCCTGCTTCTACTATTCTTACTAATTTCTTCATATTATAATATCTAAAGATAGTTATTTTTAATCATATATACAAATAAATAGTAAATTATTTTACTGACAATGGTAATTTAAGTATCTCTGCAATGCTTTTGCATAATGAGTACCCTTGTCTTCTAATTTACTTCTTTCTGCTCTTACTTTTGAACAGGTAAGTTTACCTAACCTTTTTTTTAAAATACCCGGTTCTACTGGGTCATGTTTACCTTCTTCTATGTTGGATAATTTATCGTAATATTTAGGATCTTCATATACATGGTCAAAAGCTATTTCCATAGCAATATCTAAATCTGTTGTATGTTCTGATTCTGTCTTTACTCCTTTTACTATCTGCTTTATGATTTGATCTAAAGGAAGATTATGCATTGTAGCTAAATCTCCAATAGTAGCAAACTGTGCTAGTCCTCCCGGTATTTCACTAGGAGCAGGTGTTGAAGCATCTAATACCTCTTTAATTATCTTTTTTAGTTGACTTTTTTTCATTTTCTAAAGTGTAGTAGTAAATATTTTCATTACCTTTTTCCATTGTCCATTTATCGGAAACTGATTCGCAAAACCACTCTTTATTATCAATCATCCAATCCGGTTTTTCAGGAAATGGTTGAGTTACAAAAGACATATCTCTCCACATTAATCTATTATTAGGCTGAAGAGTAAAATTTCCGTTATCTAATTTAATTAGATGTGCTGCCTTGTATTGTGTTGGTTCGTTAGAATATGGATTATTAAACCAATCAAAGGTCATAATATAATTTCCCCACTCTTTACTACCGTCTTTAAATATTGCCTTTACTCTTGATTGGAGTAAGTAATCGTATGCTGTACATGATACTTCATGTCCAAAACAATCCCATAGTTGTAAATGGTCTAAAGCCATTTTTGGTGCATCATCTTTCCAGGCAAGCATATGAATTGGAACTCTTGATCTAACAGCTCCTTCATCAGTCATTATATGGAAGGTAAGAGCTCTACCTCCTACAGATTGTGCTCCAAATACTATTACATCTTGCATACCTTCTCTCCCGTCATGCTGGTAGAGGTGTTCTATTCTCATCTTAGCATAGAAGTGAGGTATAGATGTATTTAGTGTTGACATTATTTATTCTTTATTAGCAATTCTCCTAGTACTTCTAGTCTTCCTACCTCTCTTTGAAATTCAATTTGAGTCATATCTAGAGAGATCTTTTTATAAGTCTCTTCGTACTCTTTCTTTGCTTGTTCCATATCAAGCTTTCCTTCAGAAGCTTTTTTATAATACGGAGCTTTTACTTTGAAATGATGCCAGGTTAGCAAAGCAAGTCCTCCTTTTTCTTGAGCATTTGATGCTATTTTAGCTGCACCTTCTCCTCTGGTTTTAGCGAAGTCTTCTAATACCTCTTTTGCTTCTTTTAATAGTTGTAGTAGCTTCATATTATTTTGTAATTTTTACACAGATGTCTTTTCCATCTTTAGTACCAGCATACCTGTATCCCTTCCAACAAGCTTTACCGTCAACGCCTTTTACTTTTTCTGAAAGAACTTCTTTTACAAGTTCATGAATTGCTTGTTTTACCTTTGCATATCCTGAACCATAAGGTGCTGCTTTACCTGCTTGAGGGTTATCTGCTTCTTGTAGTAATTGTTTTAATTTTTTACTACTTCCCTTGTCCATTGTAAAGTTTTTTATAGTTCTTAGAACTCTTCAATTTTGAAGTTTTAGATTTTGCATGAACTCCAGGTCTAGATACTTTAGGTCTCTCTATTTTAACGGAAGATTGTGCTGCTTTTGCCATAAGTCAAATACTATTTACTGTTTAAAAATAAATAGTAACAAAAACTTATTACTCTTCTATATGACTTTTTATATGCTTTAAATATTCTTGAAGATTACTGTTTATTTGTTCTTTAAATTTCGAATCATTACTATTCCAGTCTTCTAAGTCTCCTTGTTCTGTTACAAAGCTATTAGTTGTCTCTAATGTATCCAATACCCATTGTTCAATATCTCTTGCAAAAGCTTTAAGACTTCCTTGCATCATATTCTTTTCATATGATTCATATAGACCTGCTTTTCTTAATTCTGCTTCATAATCAATTACACAATCAAAGCACATCTTATGTATCTTATACATTTTATGACTGAGATAATAATTCATAGATCCTTTACATTTTGGACATGCTAAAGGTATTTGTAAAGCTTTTTTTGCTGAGTCTAGTTTTGTAATATTTTGTCTTAATCCATCTTTAATAGTCCAGTTTCTTCCATTCTCTTCCCAAATGTCTCCCTCTTTATAAGCAACCTGTGCTTTAGAGTATCCAACACCGTCTACAGTCTTTGCTGAGAAGTCTTTTTTAACTAAATTTCTAGCTCTATTTACGTCTTTTGATTTGAATTCTTTTTTAAGTAAGCTCTCGCCCATAACCAAGTTGTTTTAATTTATTAATAACCGATTGTATTTCTCCGTCTTTTACCTCTATTGCTATTCCTCCTTTAGCAGAAAATGCAGCGAGGTTGGAAGGCTTATCGTCTATTAATATAGCATTTTCATTTGCAAAATCCGACTTAGCATCTCCAAACCTAAATAAGACTTCAGGGGCAGGTACTAGGTTTTCTTTTACCCATAATCTTTTACCAAGTCTTGAGGTATTGTCTCTGGAAGGAGATGTTAAAAGTTTTGGTCCGTATGGTTGTATAAAGTTCCATAACTCTCTACCATTTGGCATCCATTCCATTTCTGACCAGAACTCTAATCCAATATACTGATCAATAAACTTCCAAAACTCTTCTGTTCCTTCTAGTTTATCAAAGTGTTTAGGCCTTGTTACTTGAGCAATTGTCGCTTTTGAATAGTACTTTGGACCTTCTTGTTGTAATAATGTAACAAATCTCTTTTCAAAGTCTGTTAATACTCCATCCATATCACAATATATCTGATATTTAGGCATGAAGTCTGATTCTTCTAGTAATAAGTCTGCTAATTTTCCCATAACCTTTTTATTTTTATAATGTTTGTTTTAATCCTAATGCAGGAAGTCTGTTACGCCATAATGTAAGTATTTCCTCTCTTTCTTGAGGTGTAATATCTTGAGCATCTAAGTAACTATTTACAACATCTGCAAATGGTCTTTTTTCTTTTTTAGCTCTAAAATACATTCCCTGTAGGTTTGCATCTATTTCTTTTTTAAGTTTAAAATAATCTCCTATTGGCTTTTCTCCTGCTCTTATCTTATCTCTTTTTGCTAAATCACCTCTCATTATTTTAGAAGGATTTGTAGATACTCCTCCTTTATTATGTGTTAGGTGTTCAATTTCATGTCTGAAAAGATCTTTTAAAGTCATTGAAATCTCTTCCCAAAAGCCTGGTAATAGTTCTGGATCAATAGCGATATCTACTATAATAAAATCTCCATCTTCGTCAAAGCCTGCTCCTGTACTTTCTAAGACTTCCATTTTACCGGTTCCTGGTGTTAGTACTAAAGTACCTTCTACGTCGAATTCTACATCACCATTTGAATAAGTTTCTTCAAATCCTATACTCTTTTCTCCTGCATTAAATGCTTCTTTCCAGCCTCTAAACAAGTCTGATGATGCTTGATTACTAATTTTATCGTATCTTCCTTCTGCCATAACCTCTTTATTACTTTTTAATCCGTCTTCCCAGTTTCTAAATGTAATATTACCCTTTAGGTAAGCTTCTTTTTCTATTTCCTGTAAGTAATCGTCTTCATTTGTATTAGTAGTAGCTGCTAATCCTTCAAGTCTTCCTTCCATATTTTGCATATGGTGAATCATTTCATGAGAGAATGATCTACAGACATCTTTTGGATGTCTATTCATTACATATAATACTACTTCTTGCTTATTTGGATCATAGTAAGCTGTTTTACCGAAGAAGTCGTTTGCTTGTTCTTCGTCATATCTGATTTTTACTTCCGGTAACGGTGTAATATTCATCTTCTCATCTAACATATACTCTAAAAGAGATCCTATGTAAGGTGTGTAGTCGAATTTTTCTTGCTCTGCTCCTTCTGGTAGTGTTTTTTGTTGAGGTGTTTGGTCAAAGCTTACATCTGCATACGTTTTTATGTATACTCCTATTCTATCTTGCTCAAATACTACTGTATACTTTTCTGAATTAATAGTTGATTTTAGTTGGCTAAAGAGGTGTATTAAGTTTTCTCTATCCTTTGATGGAATAGCTCCTGATGGCTGTATAGGTGTTCCTGCTGACCCTTCTTGTATTACTTCTTTTTTAGTTTTCTTTGGAAAGAAACTTTCAAATACGTTATCTACTGCAGTTAGCATTTTATCTTCTACTGAATCTTCTTTTTGAGGAGTTATAATATCTAGGATTGCTTGCTTATCTTCTTTTGATACTACTTTTGGCATCCATTTGCCTTCTAATAAGAACTTTTCTGACTTTCTAATATCAGTTGCTGAGAATTTATCGTCTTCTTTATTTGTAATAACAGGTAGTTCTTTTACTTCTACATTCTTATACTCACCTTTTTCTTTTCTCTTTTCTATTCCAGAGAATTTACCCATTTCATCAGCCATAGCTCCTGTAATAATGCTTGTTACTTTGTCTTGATTTGCATCAATCCATTCATATGTATCTAATATTGGAGTTACTTTACTGATTACAATCTCCATTGGTACGTTTATGTATTTTGCATAGATTTCCCAAATAGCTTTTGATTGTTCTGCTGTAATTTTTACACCTTCTCTGATCTTAGGTCCGATAAATATTACAATTTTGTCTGCTTTAGTAGATAGAAATTTGGCATTTTCAAAGTGAGCAAGGTGTGGTGGTTTGAATCCTCCAGCATATAAAGCTACTACTTCGGATCCATCATCCAATGCTTCTGCAAGTGTTTGTGCTACTTTTTCTAATGCATCTTCTTTACCTTTTCCTTTAGCTGTTCCAACTTCTCCTGATTTAACAGATACCATTGATTTAAAAATACCTGCTATTCTATTTTTAGATCTAGCATTTGTAAGTTTTTTAGCAACATCATCTAATAGGTCTTCGAAAGAACCGTCTATATTAAATCCTTTAAATAGTATCTTAATAGTACCCCAAGCTGTTGTTGACCATACCTCTTCTCTTGCTATTTCTCTAAAGTTTTCTAGTTTTACTTTTCTTAAAGATAGTTTTACCGATGATAGGTTAAATTCAAACTCTTCACCTTTTTCTAGATTAGGTACATTTGAAATACCCATTCTTCTGAATACATCTTGTGGGTCTTGCTCAAGTAAAATTACTTTTGCTAGCCCTATTAACAGTCCTTGCTTTTCAGCTGGTAGGTCTAAGAATGATCCTTTAAAGGCATGTTCTTCTTCTGTAAGAGATATAATATTATCAACCTGAATATATTGATCTTCCTTTCCTACAATTGGATAGAGTACTGAGATTAGTTCACCTGAGTTATAATACCTTCTTCCGGTATATTTTTCTGATTTAAAAGGTACAATTATGTTTTGTGGAAGAGCTAGAGCTGCATCGATAAGTCTTTGTTTAACCTCTCTCTTATCATCTCCTTCAAACCAAACAATAATATCTAAGTCTCCAAAGTCAGCTTTTGTTCCTGCTTTTACAGATCCAGATAGAGAAGCTTTCTTGAAGCCTGGTACTTTACTTAGAACTTCTTCTACGTATTTGTTGAATGTATTATGTACATCCCCTCTTTCTATTCTATTTCCTCCTGCTACTCCTGACATATTATACTTTATATTGTGTTAAATTTGAATTATCCGGTAAGAATTTACCTTTTAACCCTAATCTTTCTTGATTTTTTATCCAATAAGCCTGTAGATCTTCTGGTATATCTGCTCTAGTGCTATCTAATATCTTAAGATAAGTATCATATACAGCGTTTAAATCCTGTGGGGATAGTCCTGCTTCTAGTACTTCTATCAATTTAAAATAATCTCCTATTGTATCTCTATCTAAATTTAAGCCATATGACTTATTTAGAAGGTCTATTGCTTGTTGTGGTGTGTTTGCTACAATCTCTTGTGATTCTTTCTCCTTTACTCCATAATTGTGAGAGAATGTATATCCTTTCTGAGAGAATAAAGATACAAGTAATTGTGTTCTATGTAACCCTTTTACGTTTCCTGAGTAAGTGGCTGAGTGGTATGCAAATTGTAACCAATCTACATCTCCTACATTTACATCTATTTGAACGTTTTGTCCTACTACTTCGTTATTCTCATCGTATTGAGGAAATAGAAGAAATAAAGCTCCTGCAGAAGATCCTTTTACATCTGCTATAATCTCTGTATCTGCTTCTGCTATCTTTTGTGCTATTGCTACAATTACAGCTCTTTTCATTAGCTGATCATCAGAAGATGTTCTAGCTCTTTTCTTAAACCCTACAAATAGGTCTTGAACGTGTTTCTCATCTAGACCCCAATCCTCTACATTATCAAAGGATGACCCGGCAAGTGCTAGGTCAATATCCCCTGAGTAATCTTTTTTCCCTACAGATCCTAGAGTTTTCATCTCTCTAAAGAATGGTTCTGCTTTTGGAAATATAGTTTTGAACTGCTTAAAGAACTCTAATAGAGTTGGTTTAATATGCTCTTTTTTTATCGGTGCTGTACTATCGAATACGTTTCCTCCCATTATACTTTTTATTTACCTAAATATACGAATATTCTTTCGATTATCCAACGATTATATTAAATAAATAGTACTAAAGTTTGATAGTGGTTGGATATGATGTAAACTTCGGCTCTGTTGTTGGATGCTCAAGTTCATATAATTTATAGATCAATTTGAATAATTCAAAGTTCTTTTCTATATCATCAATCACTTTTAACTCCCATCCTTTACCTTGTAACTTCTTCCCGGCTTTATCAGCTCCTCGAGTTGATGCTTTCAACCAAAGAATAGCTGTTCTATCAATTTTAATACCTTTTGTTTCTTCGATTGATTTAGCATAAGCTGCTAGTTGTAAGTCATATGATTTATGTAAATGATTTGATGTCTTAAAGTCAATAAGCCAATTCTCTCCATTCATCGATACAACTATATCGGCAGTTCCGGCATACTTGTGAGTATCTGAGTAGGTAAACTCTTCTGTAAAGAGTAGTACGGGTTTTGCTACATCCCAGAACTCTTTAAACTTCATAATCATTCCCCATACCAATTCATTGTAACGGGCATTACCGTAATCATCCATCCAGGTAAGTTCTTTACCTTCTAATAGCTCTTCAATTGCATTATGAGTTTGAGTACCTTCATCTCCGGCTCTTCTCATTATAATGTCTGAATTGTGTCCTACATCTTTCAACCAGCTTTCAAAGAACTTATTCTTTGGCATGTACTGTAAGATTGAAGTAACTGAAGGATAGTATACTCCTTCTGATCGTTGATAAACCCTCCTATCAAGGAAGTTAATTTGCTTAAGTTCAGGTTTAAAATCTAACCTCTTCTTAGCATGTTCTGACAAAACATTCTGTCCTTTTTGTATCATATTATGATAGTTTGTAGCGGAGTAACTTTCCGAAGTCCATTTCCTCTGCCTGTTGTACATAACGAGTGAAGCTTGCAAAGCCCATATCGCTTGGATCCTTATCTTGCATATCTACTAGATATACTTTCTTTCCCATATTCAGAAACTGTTCTGTGTATGAGAGTGCTTTTTTAAATGCATCCCTGTCTAGGGCTACGTATATATCTTCTACCTGACTTGATACTATCTTTTTTATCAAAGATTTTGATAAAGACTTACCGAGTATTGGTACTGCGTTTCTTTTTACTGCTATTGCATCAAATACCCCTTCTACCAGGATTATAGGTTGTGACCAATTGATTAGGTTCTCAAACCCTATTATATCCTTAGAGCACTCTGGATTTCTGTATTTATGGTAAGCATCTTCGAATGTCCTACCTACAAAGAAGTTTAACTGGTTGTTCTCGTTATATGACGGAACAATCACTCTTCCTGTGTATTCTCCTGAAGTACAGTAACCTATGTTGTATTTTAAGAAGTCTCTATCGGTAAATCCTCTTTTATAGAGGTATTTCCTTACTTTATTTGCTATAATAGATGTGGTTGATGCTGTATACAGAGCTTGAAACTCTTTAGGAAGTTCTACGGAAGATGTAGGTGCATACCCTATTTCATCACCTTTTCTTACGTATTTAAGTATTTCATACGCTTGTTCGGCAGGTACTTGTAGTTGTTTAAGTAAAGACTTAATTGTACGCCCTTTAAAGCCACATACCCAGCATTCGAAAGGATTCTCACCTTTTTCATTAGTATACAGGTTTACTTCCAGCTTTGGCTTATGATGATTACATTTTGGACAGGTAAAGGCATAGTTCTCCCTAGCTCTTTTGTGGGATTTTCCTAAAACGTTCTCTATAAAACCTAATAATATATTACTACTCATATATGTACATAACCGATTGACATCTTAAGATACGAAAAAAGACTTGAATAAACAAGCCTTTCTTTAATTATTTTATACGTCTATTACCTTTATATTACCGTAATACCTATCTTGCATTAGGTTATCCATTTTAATTGAACCTCCTGGTCCTTCTAAGTCCGGATATATTCCTAGCATTTCTGCTTCTTCCATTATATCATCAATTGGAACATCTTTCTCAGACCCTGTAAAAGGTTCTAGATTATCCATTGTGATGATTCCTAGTTTTGGATTTCTAACTTCTACATCGTATATGTATACAAAGTATTTAGTTTTTTGTCCTTTTATTTGTTGTGCATCTTCCAATTCTTCTGAATCAGTAGTTACTTTTTTTACTTTATTTCCTACTAAGAATACTGCTCCATAATCTCCTTCTCCTAAATACTCTCCTCCTTCATCAACAATATTGTTAACAAGTTCTTGGTACTCTTGAGAGGGCGTAATTACCTCTTTTAATATCTTATAAATACTAATCACCGTTTTTTAAGCTTCAGTAGGTGCTGTAAATATGATAGAAGGGTAGTACCACCTGTCACCATCATCATCAAGATCCATAGTAGATTTATTACGCAAAACAGTATATCCTCTATCTTCTAAAAATGAAATTATACTTTCAAACTCCTCTTTTGTTAGATTTCGTTTTCTTATTGATCTAATTTCATGCATATTTTCTCCTTTAAAACCGTAGCTAAGATCTAGATCAGGAAATTGTGCTTTAATCTCTTCTTCATTAAAGTTTATTGAATTTTCAGAAACAGTTTTCTCTTCTGAATCTTCTTTAGGAACACTTTTAGCAATTGTTGTTAAGATGTTTCTAAAGTCATCTGTAGTACCTCCTTTAGTTTCTCCTTCTGGAGCATACTTTGAATACCCTTTTAATTCTTCTTGAATAATTCTTTTTAATTCAGATTTTTTCATTATATATGTTTTATAGTATTGATTTAATTGCTGGGTATGCATTTAGTATTGCTTCATCTGCTTTGGCTACTGTTTTTAAAGAAGATAATGCTCCTTGAAACCAATCTGCTTTTGATAATCCGCTTACTGCTTCTGCTCCATATCCTGCTGCCATACTTGCAATAACAATTGCATAGATAGCTTTAGTTGTTGTTTCTAATGTATTTGGATCTTTTATAAAAAACCCTAACACTCTTTTAATTGGAGATTGAAAAGCTTTTTCATTATCATGTGCCCAGTGGTGTATTTTTTCTGCAAAGTCTTCTCCTTTTTTCCAGTTAAGTTTCTTTAACAGTCTAGCAGCCATTTTAGAAATAAACCCTATAAGTGCATTTCCTGTTAAAACTCCTACAATTACAGTTGCTACAATTGCTTCATCTAACTGACCTTCGTTCTGTTGTTTTTTATTCTTTAATTCTGTACCTATAGCTGCTGCAATACCGTTAGCAGTTGACATTAACTCTGTATCAAACTGTGCTTCTTCTGGTCCGTTATCCTGTATGTTAATTTCTTCTTTTATTAACTTTACTAGTTGTGATCTTTTCATTAATTATTTTTTTTTATATTCCTCTACAATTAAATACAATGCTAAGGTAACAACCGCTGCTATCCAATAATACGCTATGTCTCCTCCGTCCATTAGAATTTTATAATTAGTATTACTCCTTTTTAGGTTTAATTATAAATAGTAAAGTATTTAATAGAATTGCAAAAGCACCTAATACGATTATGCCTGCTATTATATCCTGTATCATTAGTATTCTTTTATTCTTACATTTAACGTTCCTGTTCCTTTTATAAGCCTATGGTAGACCTCTTTTGGTATAAAAACTTTATCTTTTAATACTTGCGGTAATTCATTATCGAATTGAAACATCCAATCGGTAGATTCTAATATCTCTACCTCTCTATCATTCTCATCTCTATGCCATACTAATTCTTCGTCTGAGATATCTTGTGTAAATTTTCTATAAAGATACTCTGATGTCTCTAATTGAAAATAAGGTCTCATATTACCAGTATCCACTAAAGTTTCTACTTCCTCCTAAAGATTTCCAATATCTTCCGATATTACAAGCCCAGTATCCTGGTTTTGTTTTATCTTTTTTAGTAGCACATTTATGTCTAGCGGCGAAAGAAGATCTAGCTCCTGGCTCATCTATTTTAACATTCAATCCTGTTGTACCTCCAAAAGATACTTTTACTACGTTTCCTTTTTTATTCTTAGTATAAACGTAGAATTTTTTAGAACCGCCTCTTTTTGGTTTATTTAAAGGAACATCTTTACCTCTGTATTCTCCTTCATCAAGTTCTTCATCGACCATTGGAAGATCTAAAGGTACTTTTTGTCCTTCATACATTCCGTATTGTCCAATATCTGTTAATTCTAGTAGTTGAATATCTTGTTCACTTAATACAATTTTACCGTCTCTAAAGGCTTGTCTTGCTTCAGCAAACAATTGTATAAACGAATTAGAGGAATAGCGGTAGACACATTCAGATAGTGTCAGCTTGTTGTCTAAGTGGTACTGTAGGTTCGGTAATCCTACTACTTCTTGTAATTTTATCATAAGAAATCTTTTCTAAAATATCTTCCTTCTATATTATCATTTATATAGTTGGAATCTGGTTCTATTACTCCTTTTATAAATAGGAATTTGTTCTCATAGTATGTATGTAACTTTTTATTTGGAGTAAAGATAAGAATTTCTCTTGAGAATTCCGACTGTTTTCCTTCTTTTATTAAGCCTTTTATTTCTAAGTGGGAACCGTAATAGGTTTTCCAATCAGATTCTTTTCTAACTATTTTAGATTTACTAGCTCTTTTATCTGTTATTAAAGCTAATTCTTTTTTACCTAAAGCTTTTTTTGTAACAGAAATAAGTTGTTTCTTTCCTAAGTACTTTCTACCGGTTGGTAGATGTGTTACTTCATAGATAAACCCGAAGTTGTCTCCGGGCATATCTTCTAGTTCTTTAATTTCTTTATTTTGATATAACCACATTTTTATTTTACCTTATTTTAAGTTGCGTTAATTGCTGCCCAGCCATTTCCTGCCATTCCGCGTCCTAGATATACATACATTTTGCAGTCTATTCCACTCCCTGATATCATTATGCTACCTGTTTCTGCTGTTGCTGGTGTTGTTGCTCTAGGTGCAAGTGTTAGTATATTGTTAATTGTTACTGAGCCTGAAGCAAAATCACCTCCAATTAGGGGTGTACCTGATCCTGATGCTATGTATAGTTTAGAATTTTCAATAACATCTGTTGCAGAACCTGCACTAGCACCTAGGTATAGATTACCGCTTCCTGAAGCATAAGCTCCGGCACTCCAACCTAAAGCAGTGTTGTATGAACCTGATATTTTATAAAGAACAAAATTACCAATTCCAGTATTGCCGAACCCTTCTGTGGCAAGCTTTAGTGCGTTTTGTCCTATTCCAACATTGTTACTTCCACTGTGCTGATAAAGAGCACTTTCACCTAATGCAGTATTTCCATATCCAATTGAGGCAAGGTACATAGCACTGTACCCAATTGCTGTATTTCCACCAGCACCGGTTGTCTTAGATAGAGCATTATCCCCAAATGATGTATTTGTTGCTATATTACCAAATCCGTTATTCCAAACATTTTTAAAAGGACTATAAGATTCTAACCAAGCAATAGGAGTACTTGTTACCCCTGTTAAAGCAGAACCATCTCCTGAGAAAGATCCTGTAAATCCTTGAGTAGCAATAACTGATCCTGTTACTTGGAATTGAGATCCTGATGCAAATACTAAGTTACTTCTAGATCCATCTGCTGTTCCGTTTCCTATTATAAAAGCAGATTGTGCTGATGATGATATGTTGTACTGTCCTTGAACATGTTGGTAGCTTCCTGATGCTGCTGTGAAATACCCTTCAGCATGTGATCCTGTTGCGTATGCTTGTGTCCACTCTCCTTCTGCATGAGACCATTGTCCTGAAGCTACTGTTTGCCTTCCTTCAGCATGTGCTGCTTCTCCTTCTGCATAAGTTACAGATCCTTCTGCGTGAGCAATAACTCCTGTTGCTGTAGTATTTAGTCCTTCTGCATGTGAATATATCCCTATAGCTGTTGACAGGTATCCCTCTGCATGTGAGTAGTCACCTATCGCATTAGTATTTAATCCTTCAGCATGAGATCCTGTACCGTATGCTGTTGTAATCTCTCCTTCAGCATGTGACCATGAACCTGTTGCTACTGTAAAGAATCCTTCAGCATGTGAGAAATCTCCTGATGATGTTGTAAGAAGTCCTTCTGCATGTGAAGCATCACCGTAGGATAATGAGCTTGACCCTTCAGCGTGTGATACAAGTCCAAATGATACTGTACTGTACCCTTCTGCATGTGAGTAGTTACCTGTTGCTTTTGAACTAAAGCCTTCAGCATGTGAAGCGTATCCTGATCCTGTTGTATTGTGCCCTTCAGCATGTGCAAAAGATGCTGATGCTAGTGTATTAAATCCTTCAGCGTGTGAAAAATCTCCTCTTGCGTGTGCGGTGCCTCCTTCCGCATGTGAATAATTTCCTGATGCTTTTGTAGTAGAGCCTTCAGCATGTGAGGCATATCCTGATGCTAATGTAATTACTCCTTCTGCATGTGAGGTTTCCCCTACTGCCTGTGTTTGATACCCTTCTGCATGAGAAGAAGACCCTGATGCTATTGTAAAGAATCCTTCAGCATGTGCTGCCATACCTGAAGCTAGTGATCCTGAGCCTTCTGCATGAGAATAGTTTCCTGAAGCTGTTGTGTATAGTCCTTGAGTATGTGAAGCTATTCCGTTTGCTATAGTCCTAAGTCCTTCTGCATGAGATATGTCGCCTACTGCTGATGTTAAGCTTCCTTCTGCGTGTGAACCTTCTCCTAATGCTATTGTACTTATTCCTTCAGCGTGTGAAGACACTCCTTGTGATAATGTTTGACTTCCTTCTGCATGTGAATAAGATCCTGATGCTATTGTGGTCTCTCCTTCTGCATGTGAGTAGTCTCCTGAGGCTGTTGTGTAGCCTCCTTCAGTGTGGGATACTGCTCCTTGTGCTAGGGTATAAGATCCTTCAGCATGTGAATAAAACCCTGATGCTGTACTTGAACTTCCTTCTGCATGTGAACTGTATCCTGATGCTGATGTAAAGTATCCTTCGGCATGTGAAAAAGAACCGTCAGTACGTGTTTGATTTCCTTCAACATGTGATCCATACCCTACTGTTCTGGTACTTAGTCCTTCTGCATGTGATGACTGTCCTTGTGTTATTGTTCTTTCTCCTTCAGCATGTGAATAGTCCCCTATTGCTACTGATCCTGTACCTTCGGCATGTGAAAAGTTTCCAGTTGCTATATTTGCTAATCCTTGTGAAAGACTTCCTGTTACTCCTAATGAACCTGTTATTAAAGCACTTCCTGTATATGGAAAAGCTGCTACACCTCCGCTGTTTAAAGCGTAAGAAGCTGTTCCTTGTAGAGAACCTGTTAATCCTTGAGTAGCAATAACTGATCCTGTTACTTGAAATTGAGATCCTGATGCAAGTACTAGATTTGATCTATTTCCAAATGTTCCGTTTCCTATTATGAAAGCAGACTGTGCTGATGATGTAATGTTAAACTGCCCTTGAACGTGTTGGTAAGATCCTGATGATATGGTTTGAAGGCCTTCTACATGTGATGAATTTCCTGATGCAATGGTAGAGTCTCCTTCTGCATGTGAGTAGTTTCCTGATGCTATTGTGTTATACCCTTCTGCATGTGATGCTAACCCTATTGCTACTGAGTTAATACCTTCAGCATGTGAGTAAGATCCTGATGCTTGTGTATTCTGTCCTTCAGCGTGTGAGTATGTTCCTCTTGCATAAGTAGTATATCCTTCAGCATGTGAAGCATCCCCGATTGCTTCTGTGGTAAATCCTTCGGCATGTGAGTAAGATCCTGATGCTATTGTGAAGTATCCTTCAGCATGAGAGTAATCTCCTGATGCAGATGTTTTTCGACCTTCGGCATGTGAGCGATTTCCTACAGCTATTGCTTCACTTCCTTCTGCATGTGATCCATACCCCTGTGCTATTGTACTAACTCCTTCTGCATGTGAATAAGATCCTGATGATATTGTAGTAATACCTTGAGCATGTGAGTATGTTCCTCTTGCAGTAGTTTGATATCCTTCAGCATGTGAATAGTTACCTGATGCTGTTGTTTCACTTCCTTCAGCATGAGAGTACGATGCTGATGCTAGTGTATAACTTCCTTCAGCATGAGAGTATTGTCCTACTGTTCTTGTATAATTTCCTTCGGCATGTGAATAGTTACCTGATGCTGATGTAGAATTTCCTTCAGCATGAGAGTACTGTCCTATTACTATATTACCAGTTGGTCCTTGTGATAAAGAACCAGTTATAGCTGTACTGCCGTTTAATTGTGTTGTTCCTGTTACTGTTATATTACCTGATACTGTTCCTCCTGTTAGCGGTAAGTATCCTGGTGCTAAAGATGCTGTTGTTGCATAGGAAGCTGTTCCAAATAACGAACCTGTAAATGATGTAGCCTCTACTGAATCAGCTGTATATTTTTTTGCCATTTTATTTTACTTTATTACCAGTTATTTTGTACTATGTTTACCCATTCGTAAGTTGAAGCTCCTGTTTGCATTGACATATCTACAAAAGAATTATTTCCTGATGTTCTATATCTTAATGAACCTGCATTTGTTATACCTGCTACTGCTGAATTGTTACTTACTTGAAAAGAACCTGTTACTGATAAAGAACCAGTAAATTGATGTGTATCATCTAAAGTGTCTCCAAATCTAGTAGATCCTGAAGAGAATGATTCAGTAAAATAT